ACACCCAAGCGTTACCTGATAATGACTGATCTAAATTTTTTTCTGACTCAACAAACCCACCAAGTTGCCCCGTCACTACTACGCCAAACGAAACTAGCGCTCTAATTCGGTATAGCTTTTTACCGCTCCAATGCTCAATAAATTCACCGGTTAACTCGTATTTCTTTTGTTGCTCTTTCATTTTTTTATCTCTCTATTTTGGATAATAAAAAGCCCTCGTAGTGAGGGCCGTTGTTGGTGGAAATTGTTTATAAACGTTCTTTTTCGCCGCCGAACTCATTAATCAGATTTTTAACAAGTTCGGAAAGTGTCGCCGTCATCAAGATAAAATCCGCATTAAAACGCTGTGCGTAATCCTCTTTCAAAATGTCGTCATTCTGCTCGGTGATGTAGTCGGAAAACTTCAAGCGTTTCAGCGTACCGTCTTCAACTAAGACAAATTTAAGGTTGTCTTCCCATTCAAGCGCGAGTTTTGATATTGAGCCATTTTTTGCAAGCTCGATAATTTCCTCGTCTTCAACATCTTTTTGCTTGCAGTGAATAACGCCCAAGTCTTCTTTTTCTCGAATTTCCACTTCTTCGCGCAAGATGAGCCAATCTGGCGCGGTATCTGTAACCCATTTTGTCATCACTTCGCACGGGGCACGATTAAACGCTAACGGTACTACTGGCAAGCTACCAAGCGATTTACGCAAAAGTGCGAGTGCATCTTCAGCTGTTTTACTTGATGCTGCATCAACAAAGATAAATTGTTTCAACGTGTCGATATAAAGTGCGGTCGTTTTGATGCGAGAAAATGCTTGCGGAAGTAGAGTGGCTATCACATCATCTTTTAGGGATAATCGTTCTGTTTTCTTTAATTTTCTCCGTTCTTTTTCTTCAAGTGCAGTGATTCGTTTATTAAGTTCACGATTCACAACTTCCACAGGCAAAATCTTCTCTTCTCGTTTAGCTATAAGTAAGATTCTTCCGTTCGCTTGATAGGCTAAGTTTTCGCTGGTGGCGAGCGGAGCAGACCAACCGAAATGGCTAACGTCTGCAGATTCGCACGGAGTAAACTCACATTCTTTGAGTTGTTTTTCGATACTTTCAAAGTCTATTTGTTTCGTTAATTGGTAAATAATTGCATTTCTAAACCAGTACATTTTTAATCTTCCTCGTAAATTTAAAGGCCACTATCTAGCGGCCTTATTTTTGTTAGTATAGTTGATTGTTTCTCTGATTCGCTCACGAACACGCTCAAGAGCTTTTTCTAAACTCCGTTCCGGTTCGTACAACTCCGCTAATTCGTGTTCAGCTTGTTCTTTGCTCATTCTTTCACCTAAAAGAAAACCGCCTTATTTAGCGGTCTCAATCATTTTTAATATTCGGCTTTTACTTTCTTTCACAAATAAACTCTTTCCGTCTGTTGTTGATATGAAAGAGTTATCACCAACTGGCTTAATGTAAAAAATACTATCAGCACAAACCTGCGTCTTTTTAAGCCCCTCGATAAGGGTAAGTGTTATTTCTTTACCCATAACTCACCCATAGAATGGAATCCCATCTGAAAAATCATCTTGTTCAGCCATCGCACTTAATGGGTCTGTTTTTTCCTTACCTTTGGTTGGCTGTTGCATCTCATTTCTTGCTTTACTGTCTAGCATTTCAAACGATTGTGTCGCAACTTTAAGTGCGGTGCGATTATTGCCGTTTTGATCTTGCCAACTTTCCTGCACCAGCTTTCCTGTTACGCAGATTTTTGAGCCTTTTTGAAGATATTGTCTCGCCACATCGGCAGAATTGCCGTGTACCACAATTGGTATCCAATGCGTAGATTAACGGTATCACCTTGTTTATCACGGTAATCGTCACCGATAGCAAGGTTAAATGTGGCAATTTGACCGCCATTTTGGAATTGGCGGATTTCTGGATCACCACCTAAATGACCGATTAATATAACAGTGTTGGTATTGCGTGCCATTAGCTCATTTCCTTAATTAATTGTTGATAGTATTCTTGAACGGCATTAACTCGCTCTTTGATTTCTTCGATTATTTTGTCATCACGTTTAACCGTAACGGTTGTAATGCGTTTTGATTGTGGTATTTGCTCCACTAAGTCAATATATCGCTCTGGATTGTCATAACTTGATGATTGCTCGTATGGAGTAGGCAATAGTACAAAGTCAATTTGAGCCTCTTCACAATCCCATAGCCACATATAGCCTTGCATTTGGATTGTATAACCAGCTTTTTTGGCTTTCTCTTCCGCCTCATCGGTAAAGAAGGGGTGCGAGCCAATATCCCACGAACATTTTGTATCAATGATTAGCTTTCTGCTTGGAACGTAAATATCACATTCGCCAGTAATCCAATCATTTTCTCGTCTCTCTTCGTTTTTCTTGAGAGCTAATCCACGCTTGCGACCACTTAATTTAATAGCCTGTTTTTCAAGAGCGATTCCTTTCTCGGTGTATTTATTGCCCTCAAAATCTTGGTAGCCAAATAGGTCATATTTAACTATCTTTCTCACCGCACTTTTAGCGGTAGCCGAAATTCCACTACCGCTTTTTGGTTTAACCATTAAATCAGCAAGCCCAGAGCATCTAGCTTTCAGCTTGTACATTTCCATTCTCAATCGCCTCTAATTCCGCAATCTGTTCTTGACTAAACTCATAAGCCCCACTATCGCAAAGGTCTTGTAGAGTAGTCTCACCGTTGATAATGCTTTGTTTGCAGTTGTTAAACGTTTCATCATCTACAACCGCTACAAATTCAGCATTTTGAATATTGTCGGTATAATTGAACTCTTGATTTTCTACATCTTTAACCACAGATTGATCGGCTAATACCGCTTGTTGCATCTCAACCGATAACGGAGCTTGTTTTGATAGCAGTAACTTAATCACAGTTTTTAATGCCATCGCCTCAAAGTTATCGTGCCATACGCCAAAGCCTTTCTTGAATGTCTGACTGTATCGTTGAGCGTGTTTAACGATATCATCGTGACTCATATAGAGTTCGGCTGAAAAATCGTTTACTAGTTTAAAATAGGCGTAATAGCCGATTGGGTTTTCGTTTTGCTCGGGTTCTTGCTCCCAGTCGAATTCAAAACCATTGATGAAATCTTTTTTGATGAGTTGTTTTTTGTACACTGGCAAGGCGACTAATCGCTTAAATTGCCCAGAGCGTTGAGCAAGTTGGATAAAGCCCTTATAACCGATTTGAAATTGAGCCTCTACTTTTCGCTCTTTGTTATTCTTAAAGGGGACGATGTAAGCAAAACCTAAGCCATTTTGTAGTGGCAAATTCAGCGTCGCGGCCATACAAGCAGCGTTAAAAATGCTCATTGGGTCCGCTGTTTTAAGCATTGAATTGCTGTTGGCGATTTGCATTACGCTTGTCGCAAAGGTGGCTGCATTTTTGCCAACAAGTTCTTTAATCTTATTTTGCACATTCGCACTTTCAAAAAATGTTTTAAGCGCAGGTGGCTGTTTATTTTGTTGATGTTGGACTTGGTTTGTCATCTCACCCCTCCATTAATCTAGGTCATAATCATTCATTCTGTCGTGCAATTCACGTTCGGCAATTTTCTTAATCGCCTCTTGTCTATAAGGCTCATAACTTGCACCACTGCCAATGGCAAGCCAGAAATTGTCGTTATCGCACAACATTTCTGTGAGTTCGTGATAATGCGTTTGGTCTCCTTGTTTTAAATCGTTGTCAATTTCCGTGGCGACTTCCTCCAAGGCGACTTCATAGCCAGCTTGCCAATCCACTTCTCGTTGGTGAGCTGCATCTAGTTGAGCGTAGTAATCAGCGTAAGGTTTCATTGGTTTACTCCTGGCTCATTGATTTCAATCTAAAGTGATGTCTTTCGCAAAAATCGATGCGGTGTTGGCAATACTCGATATTCTTTTTGACTGCCGTATTACGTTTGGCATCCGCCCAATTCTTCGCAGCCTCAAGGTAATTACCTTTCTTTTCTGCTTTTACTGCCGATTCTGCGTAGGTTTTATAAGCCAGTCTCATTATTTTTCCCCTAAAGTGCGGTTAATTTCTGCTTGTTTTTGTTCTGTATAAGCTAGAGCCTCTTGTTTAGCTGGCTCTGTAAGATTCGGTTGGTATTCGCCATGTTCAGCAATCCATTGTATGCGGGCCTGTTCACGCTCTAATGCTTTTGGCTCGCTTGCAAAACAATAGGAGATTCCACCAATCAAAAAGGCGATAAACATCGCACAGGCAATCTTTGCTAAAGGGCGCGTGATTTCAGCAAACACATCAGTAAATTTTTCCATTTTTTGATTCCTTTTTAATCAATTTAGTGAATTTAGGGTGTAAAAATCCGCCGCACGTATTTCTTGAGGAAAAGTGCGGTCGGATTTTTCTTTGTTTTAGAAGTCGATTTTGACTGCTTTTGGATTAAAGTCTCGCAAGTGTTGCAGTACACGCCAGTTTGTCATTTGGTCGATGTTAAAATCACTTGTGATACGGTTTAAGATTTGATTGGTAGAACGTAACACGCTTAAATATTCATAAGCCTGCCCGTAAATTTGCCCGCTCATATTTGAGCCTAAAGCTCTGAAAGCTTTTTCGATATATTGGAATGTTCCTACACCTCGTTTAAATGCGAACCATAGCCAAACAAGCTGTTGTAATTCGTACTCGGTAAATTCAAACGTGTATTTCTTTTCGGGTTCGGGCAAGGCTAACTGCTGTGGTTGATTGCGGTGCATTGCCAAGAATGCACGGAGCACCACCAAATGAAACTGTGGGCTGATCCACATGGCATAGGCAATGACAAGCTCCTCGCAAGCGTAGGTTCCACCATTGGTGCCACGAATAATTTTTAAGGCGTGTTGGTTGTCTTTTTCGATTTCGGCAATCAGTGCTTTTGTAGTATCAAGGCGTACAAAATTAGATGGTTGATGTTTTGATTTTCCGCCACTGGCAATATGTAGATCGTTTAATGCGTAAAGATTTTCAAAAGTGCGGATAGATTGGGTTAAGATTTGTAAATTTGACATTTTTTATGCCTCTGGATTTTTAGTTTAGTGTATTGTCTAACCGTGGTAGGTTAGACGGGCTTCAACTACCGAATCCAGTCGGCGGAGCTTATTCCCCGAAGGTATTTTATTTGGCTCTCTCGACCCGTCCATTGTAAATCCTCAGATCTGAGGATTTTATAAATCACCAGATCTGGTGATTTAAATTTTAGGCATAAAAAAACCGCTATGCTGTCGGGTGCGGATTGCCGCTGGATTTAAGTAGTGCGGTTATCTTAATCCGATGTGAGCGGTGTTGTCAAACGGTTTTTTAACGAGAACCGCAAAACTCGCCTTGTTGCGTCTTACTTCAAACAAGGAATATAATTGTTGCGTCTTACTTCAACAATTACAGGAATTTATTATGTGGGAAGCGTTAATTACTTCCATCTTTTCCATCCTCAAATCTCATTTTGATGAGGTGATTATGCGTATTACAACGTGGTTTTTGTCGTTTATTCTTTGTTGGTTGCTTATTCCTGTTCATATTCAGATTGAGCTAATGGCAAGACCACTACCTGCTTTACCTGATTATGCTCTGGTTTACCTTTTCTACTTGGTTGCCGCAACTAGCTTTTGGCAAATGTTCTTCATCTTGTTGGATGTTGCAGCTCTTTTGCTCGAAAAATTTTTCAAACGTGGAAGCGTTGAGCCACAATCCGAGCGGGTTAAGGTTGATCGCAAGCAAAAAGATTAAGCATTCTTTGAGTTTCATTACGCCCTCCTTAAGGGAGTTAAAAAAGCCCGCATATTTCAGCGGGCAAACCTAAGGAACCAATTTTATAGGTTGCATAAGTTTAAGCCCTCATGCTCGGCTGTGGAGATTGTAAGGTGGCTCTTGCAGGGATTCGAACCCTATGCACTTTTTTACAGTAATCACACACTGTTAATTGATAATACGCCTTTCGGCGACCTGCTAATTTCCCTTTGTCATTAGCAAACACAAGAGCCGTTGAAAAAAATTAGTGACCTATGGTCTGACTAACATGTAAACTTCACCTGTTTTATTATCAATTAGCTTTTCTTTAATTTGAGCATCACTAAATCGATTGATATAAGAAATTGCTTGGCATGCTCGCTCCTCTAAACCTGGATGATAAGCGCCGTTTTCAATCGCTTTCAAAATAGAAGTGCGAATATGTTCTTTTTCAATTTCAGTTATGGTATTGCTGACAACACTAGCAGCCTCGGAATAGCGTTTCTCTTCCATTTCTAACCTCATTTGTTTTATGTTTGCCATTTCAAAGCACACTTCTCTCTATCATTCGCAACGGTTTCACGTGCCGTTGTGTCTCTGTACTTCAAATGTGCTTTGAGATGGTACCAGGGGTGGGACTCGAACCCACATTGCAACACTTATCTGGTGTTTGCCTTACGAAGTTATAAGCCCCGCTCCTTGACCTCTATTGGCAACCCTGGCATATAGTTTACCGTCTCTCCGGTATGTCA